TTGTTCATTTGTGCCACAGTAGCTTCAAACACTTTCACTGCCTGTGAGTTTGTCTCTGAGTTCTTTTCTAGGGCTGTCCGATGCAAGACATTGTTATCATTCAGAGATTCAAGGGATGTATTGATACGAGTCATAAACTCAATAAATTTTGCGTTCTCTTCTATGTATCTATTGAGAAATTCGTTTTGGACAACTTCATTAGTATTCATGTGCTTTAGCCTACAAACATTGTCAGTAATCCAGAACCACCAGTTTCTATTAAACTCGTGTCAGAAACATCTGTAAATGTAGGATTACTAGTTCCCGATATAGACCCAGAATGATGGACTGCAACACGACCTACCGAGCCATCTCCTGCTTGACTATTTAGAGGACTTCTAGTTACAGCTCCTCCAATTGCTGTAATGTTATTTGACCCGATTGATGCTGTTTCACAGACGAGTAGACAAGAGCCACCTGCTCCAGCACCACCTCCATGATAAGCTGACGGAGCACCTCCTCCATTGAGGTTAATTCCGTGAGTTAGTGTAATACTCTTTGAAAAAATAATCACAATTCCTCCTCCAGCACCACCTGAAGCTCTTTCGTTTGATGCAGAACCCCAACCGTTATTACTGTTTCCTCCACCACCTCCACCACCCATAACTATATTTGTTAAGTCAGCTGTTCCAGCGGCTGAACCACCAACACCACCGTTATATCCATTTTGAAAAGGAGCGTTTCCTCCTGCGGCGGCGTTTCCTCCACCTCCACCATCACCATCTTGACCTTGACCAGAACCGCCACCATTACCGTTGTTTACATATGAAGTAGTTGGAGCACCACCAGTTCCTCCAGCTTGATTTTGTGCTGAATTAGACATGTTACCCCCCTGAAAACCTACACCTACAGCACCTGCCGCAAAAGTGGCACTGTTTACTCCATTATTTCCTGCGGCATTTATGGCTCCTCCAGATGTAACACTCGTATTTGCTACAATAATTTCCACTCCCTGCTTTGAACCATCCCATGAAGATACACTGTGGGCGTTTGAGGTTACGGTAGTATTTCTAGGAACTTTAATTATTTGTGCTCCAGCAATATAAGAAAATTGATGGGGAACAGCCATTACCAGTGAAGTTGTCCCTCCACCAGAAGAAATCATATTGAACTCAAATTGCCCATTTCCTGTTCCATACATTTGCATCAGAACAACTAAGTCTCCGTTTGCAAAAGTTGATGCTCCACAAGTGGCGGAAGTTTGTCCTGCTGTTGCAAGTATTGTTGCGTGTGTATTAGGGGTGGAAGACAGAGTAGCTGGTCCATTCAGTCCATCTCCCCAAGGTTTACCGCTTAATACTCTTGATGGTTTTTGATATGATGCTAAATTTGCCATATATTATTTACACATTTTGTCCAGTAATAAATCCTTGATAAGCACCAGCTCCAGTGCAAATGAAGGTGAAAACATCAGTCTTGTTGATAGTCGTAGTGAGGATTGGAGTAGTCCCACCAGCCCAAGAAATACCAGAGAACCAAGTAACCGTTCTTGAACCTGTTCCATCTTGCTTTAGGGAAATCAAAAATACCTGACCGACTTTCACATTTGAAACGGCTAGGGTTCTATTTCCACCCAAAGTAACGGTATGTCTGGCTGATAGTGCCATGTCAAAAGTGACTGTGGCTCCATCGGTATCAGCGGTGATGTCTCCGTAGGTGGCATTTAGTTTAGCCATTCCAGCACCCTTACCTTTAATCTCAACATCAACATTAGTGTCGTCTCCGACAGCTTCAATTTTCGGGACACCACCTGTAGTGGCATTGGTGATTTTTACATGGTTGACGGCACTAGCTGTAGCTGGTGTTTCAACTATTTCATTCCCGTTGGTATCTGCAATTGCGGTTCCAATTTTAGGTGAAGTGAGAGTTTTGTTTACCATCGTCTGAACTCCAGACAAAGTGACGAATTGGTCAGCGGCATTGATAGGTTGGATAGCCATTTCAACTGATGAGACTGTAGTAGGAACTGTTCCACCAGTGACATTGACCGTGGTCACATTGGCTCCGTAGGTTGAATTGACTACAGCACAGATGACTGAACCACTTAATCTGACAATTCTGCCAGAAGTGAAGAAGGCTGTTTCGTCAGCTCCAGTGATAGTGAAAGTATCAGCATCAACTTTAGCGAATGAGTAGGAAGCATCTTCTGAGAGGAATCCACTCTCCAAAGCATCAACAACTTCTTGCCAGTGGGCTGAAGTCATCTTCTCTTTGTAGGATACATTTTGAGCGTGTGGTAAACCAGTTCCACCGTTATTGACACCTCTTTCAATAGTGATGATTGAACCTGAAACTCCAACAACCCTGACCAGTTCCGCATTTCCACTGCCTGGTTCAAATTCTATGTAGGTGGGTAGCCTTGTGGAATCAGGTGGATTTGATACTGTAGCGGTAGTATCAACAGCGTTGAGCATCACGGACAATAATCCGCTGAGGAGTCTTTCAGATTGAGGAAGATGTTTTAATGCCATAGGCTTATTAGATAATTTTCAAATTAAATAATCAATTCGTCACGCCTGTAGTCTGGGTCTTCCACTTCGTAGAACCCTGACATTGTTTGGACAATCATGTGATTATCCGCATTTCCAGTGACTTCAAATTGGTGATAAATGGAATAGGCTTCAAAATAGAGTTCTTTTTCTAGGAGTTGTTGAGCATCAGGAACACTAGTAATTTCTGTTCCTTCGTCAAACATGAACTCGTCAAACATTCCCTCACCGATACCACCAGCTGACTGATACGAGACTGCGGTTTCGTCAACTAGAGAGGCTCCGTCTTTGAAAGTAGTGAAAGTAAGTCTTCCAACTGGATTCTTGAGTTTTGTGGTTGTGGTCGTGAAATACTTCAAAATTGTGTCTTCTCCACCATCAACACGTTTTACTCTCAATAAACTCTGGATGCTGTCTCCATCGTCATCATAGGTTCCATCTACTAAAACTTGATAAACCTTACCTGTGCCTGACTGTGCGGCGAATAGCATTTGTTTACCAGTTGATTTATCCCAAGTAGTAAAGCCGCTGAAGTTCTGGTTGGTCCATTTACCCAAGAAAGCCAAATATCTTCTGTCGTATGGGTAGGAAACATCTCCGTTGCAGAGAATGAATTTCTGCTCAAAGAAGGCGGCTTTGAACTCATTCATATCAGTCTTGTCCAGAGCATCAAGCTGTGGCTGGATTCTATTACTGATGTCAGAAGTTCTGATTACATTGAGCTGAGTAGGTTCGTAGCCAAGGATTCTGTAGCGACCATCGGTTCCAAGGAATACGACATCTTTTTCCATTCTCTGAACGGAATCTGGTGAGCTGGTTCCATATTGAGGAATGACAGCTGTGAGTGTAGGACCGCCGTCAGAGCCGAAGACAAATTTCCAAATTGAGTTCTCCTTGAAAATAAACAAGAAGTCTTCAAATCCAATCATAGCTGTAACTCGGTCTCCGTCTCCTCTACCTGGTTTCACCCAGCCACCATTGTCAGAAGGAGAGAAGCTCTCCCAATTGCTTCCAGTTCCTCCATAGAACACGGTGTCTGGTTCTTGAAGGTTTCCACCAATAAAGAGAGTATTAGCGTATTTAGCAAAGATATTTCCCTTGACACCACCAGTAGTGTTGAATGTCGGAGCTTCGTAGATAAGTGAGCGTGTCTGGACACCATCATCAACAAAAGACATTGTGGCTCCAGATGGTTGCTGGTCCACAAATGTGAGTAGAGTCATGGTGCTACCCTTGCTGGATTTGTAGATGTTGTAGCCTTTGACATCGGCATCAGTTTTTCTGTTCCAGGTGGAGGTAATTTTATTGGTCGTGCTTAGAGTTGATGGACCAAAAAGAGAAATGGTGTTGCTGAGTTCAGTTTCACCGACATCTGTGACTGCGGTAATTCCATATTCATATTCAGTATCTGTGGCTCCTGCGGCTAGAACAGCAGAGTTTAGAGTGACGGCTGTGACATTGTTCCATTCAGTAATCTCATTTCCATCTGTCTTAGCCATGTAGTCAATTCCGTTTCCAAAATAGTAGAAACCACGAAGAAGAACACCTCTCATCGTGGCTGTGGTGTCCCAAGTTTTTGTGTTGTCAATTTCAGTCGCTACACCTCCAGAATTTACACCATAAAGTCTGCCGTCAAACATGACCAGCATAGTGTTGGTGTTATTGATTGGGTCTTTATAAATTCCAAATCCATTGAAATTTGTTGCTCCACCTATCTGGGTGAATAATCTTCTTCCTCTTCTTGGAAGACGAACAGAAGACCGACCAGTGAGCTCAATGTTCACTCCATCATAAAACTCGTTATCACGAATTTCGTTATCTTCTGCGAATGAATTTTGTCCCCTTTGCCAGCCATCATATTTCCAGGCTCTCAACTTAGGAGAACCCCCAATTCGCCCTGCGTAGTATGAAGCTCCGTTTCCTAGTGCCATGCACCAATTTTATAATTTTTGGGAAGAAATAGGTTAAACGGGATATTGTCTCTGGAATCTGTTATATGCCATAAGAGGTGTGACCCTCTTGGGTAGGTCTCTCATCTTGTTTGATGCGTTCTGCATCACAACTTTTTCCTTAGCCGCCTGATAGTCAATGAGAGCGTTCCTGGCATCAAACCTCTGTCTCTTGCCATCGTGAATTACAGCTTTAGCGGCGAGTGCTATTGCCTCAAGTGCATCCTCTGGAATGGAGATATTTAGAGTGGCTGTGGAATTAGCTGGAGTTTCAAAAGTAGCGAAGTAGACAATTTCAACAGATTCAGTGCCATCAATGTTGTCAAAAAATCCAAGAGATTTTGCATCTTCAGATAGATAAACCGCACTACTAGCAACCTGACTTTTTTGGTCAGCTGAGAGAGGGGTGAACTTCTTGCCACCAACCCAGACAGAATCAAGACCCCAGAGCTGATTGTAGTCAGAGATTAGAGTCTCAAGGTTGTATTCCTGAATACCAGACTGAGTAGTCAAAGTATAAGTTTTCTTAGCCCAATTGAATTTAGCCTCAGTTAGAAGCTGTCTGACACCATCGGTTGCGGCGGAAATTCTTTTAGCTGTCGTATCAGTAGAACCCTCATTCAGCTTGAAAGAAATTTTCTGTAGAACTGGCTCAATAGTAGTTATCATACTAGAGCAATTGTATAATTTTTAGCCAAAACAAACTACTCGACAATATCTTCTCCAGCCTGTTTGTGCTTACCCATCATGTGAAGTCTGAGTCCAGCCTCATTTTTTGCCTTGAAAGCACACTGAGGACAAGAAGTTAAAAGCTGGTTCACGGAAACCTCTTCAGCTTTTCTCTCTAAAATTCCAGTTTCATTAGGGGTGACATCATCCTGACTTCTGAAATCAATACCGAAATCTTTGTGAGACTTCAAGCCTTTGATTATTTTTGGGTCTTCAGTTTCAAACTTATATTCTTCAAAGACACATTTAATACCAGGGACAATCATTCTGTTACCAAAAGCATCTACCTGAATCCTCTGTGGCATAAGAACGATTTTGTGTTTGCGGAAGTGTGAAACGAATATCATTTTATTCAGCTGAGTATTCTACTAATTTAGCCATCTTCTCTGGTTCCATGTCGTTGAGGAATTTCTTGAAAGCAAAGATAGCTTTTCCTGGGTTGTTTAGGTAGACTTCTTGCTCACCAGAACTTAATTCAGAAACAAACATTTTATAGACTTCAGCTAGGGGTCCTTGAAGAGCAATCTCTGGGAGGCTAACTTTGACTTCTTCAACTTTTGGGGAAACTTTTTTCTTTGACATTTTGATTGTGTGATTAGTAATCAATCTAGTTACATACTACATTTCCTAAATAACTTTGTCAAATCACGAAAAAGTCCCTCCACTGCCGAGGGACTTAATCGGTGACTCGTTCTTACGAACTAAGCGGCGTAGGAAGTGACTCCCTTGATGTATCCGTGTCTGTTCTCAAGCATGAATTGGAATCCAGCTTCAGTCAGATACTCTTCTTTCAATTGGTCATCTCCAGCGGCTTGTCTGTTCTTCAAGAGCTGAGTGTCTCTGTTCTTGGAGTTTCCACCCAAATACCTGTATTGGATGAGAGACATATCAACTGCGAACAAATAGCCATTCCAGGTCGTGTTTTCGCCCAAGATTCTTTCAAGGGTGAAGTCAAGACTGCCGTGGACTGAGAGGTAGTTGGTGATAGCGATTCCGTAGGTTTTATCCTTGGGGAACATATTCAACTTGCCTTTTGCCCAACTGTTGATAGCTGAACCTAAGAGAGGAGAAGCGAAACCCATTTTCTTGTCTCCACCAGCTTGGAAGATGTCAGAGATGAAATCTTCAAACTCGGCTTCGGTCAATTGTGCTTCAGTCGTCACATTTGTGGAAATGTGGGAGCGAAGTCCACCAGTTGCACGAATTGGTTGAGCACCAGAAGTGTCTTCTTTGGCTTCACCGAAGAGGGCTGAGCGTTCCATGTCCTTCATGTGGATTTGAAGATATTCTCTTCGTAGTCCAGCAAGGTCTGACTTTTCAGCTAACAATTCAGTAGCATCATCTGTCTCAGTTACACCAAATGGTTCACGGAAAATTTGGGTATAGTTGACAACTTTTGCTGAATTACTGGAAAGTAATGCACGAACGGAAGCTCCTTCAGCGTTGGCGTTACCAATGATACATAGGACATCATTGTCGGTAACAGTTGTAGCGGAAGTTTTTCCCCAACCTCTTGAAACAGTAAGGTCGTTAGTAGAAATTGAACTAACTCTCATCTGCTCATTGGTGCTGACATCAAGAACGACATCACCAGCTCGGAATTTTGTTCCATCATCAACAGCAATTGTGGTAGCTCCTGAAGTGTAGTTGGTTGCGTAATTGACCGCATCGTAGCGGGAAGGAGACTGTTTCTCAAAGTGTCTATACTCTGGGTCTACAGTTTTTACTTTTTTTAATTTTCTCGCAAAAAACGCTAAAGTAGCATAGTCTGGGTCAATCATCCAGATTTTGTCACTTACGTCAGGCATACGTTGGTCCTGATTTATGTTTTCTGTTCCACGAGTTGTTTGAACTAGTGCCATAGGATTTATATTTTCCTAATTAGTAATAGCACTATTGGATAATAGTCCAAAAGAATTTGTCAAGTGGGGTAGATTAGAAAGAGAAATTGCCAGGACCAGGCTGAGACGACCTCTTGTTTTGCATCATAGCATCAATATCATCTTCAACTGGATTAGTTTTTCTTGGGGTTTCTCTACCATTCATCGGAGGATTACTCTTCAGTTTTTCAGTTGGGTCCTCGGTCTGAGTGGTAGTGCTAGGAGTATTTGAAAGAATATCAGTAATGATTCCCTTGAGGTCTTCGTAGGTAAGTGGAGCTGGTTTGGTATTATTTGCCTTAGCTTCACGCTCTCTTTGGATTGTTTCACCATCAATGGCTCTGGAAACCATCTTCTCTAGTTTGGCATTACCTTTCAAAATTGGGAAGTCAGAATAAAGTTTAGTGGTTGTTTCAACAGCTTCCTTCTCAAGTTGAGCTTCAGATGAAGCCATATTCATTTCTGAAATTAAAGCGTGTTTCAACATTCCAAACTGAGCGGCGGCTAATGGTCCTTGAACTAAAGCAGATTGAATACCAAGAATGAGAGTGTTGGTGACATCAGTCATGTAGGTGTCCATGTCAAAAGTCTTTGAACCATCCTCATTTGATAGGTAGTAGCTTTCAGCTAGAGGAAGTTTGGCTTGAATGACAGGAACAGATTTAAGGGCTTCAAGTCTTTTCTTGGAGGCATCATCAGCAGGAACTTCATTCTTCTCAGTCTTGTTGATTGATTCCTCAAGTTGTTTTGTGTAAGCAGTAAATTCTTCAATTGAA